CTTGAGTCTCCTATTACTAAAGCACTACCGCCTGTTTTTACTAATGTTATAGTTTCATTATTATCTAAACCGTGGTCAGATTCAAAATAAAAAGCACCATACCCTGCACCATTTATAGTAGCAGTTGAAGCATCTTTTATATTAGTTTCAGCATTAGATATATACTCTGTTAAATCAGTAGAACCATCATTTGATTCTATATGATTATAAAACCCACCAGCTGTTTTAAGTTTTCCAATAGCATCTATAGAAAAGTTTTGAATAAAAGCTATTTCATTTTCAGCAATATCTCTAGGGTCACGTAAAGTATTCATACCTCCAGAAAAGTCACGTATAATAAACTTCTGTTTAGGCATTACGTTATCCTTTTATTTCTACGTGCAATAAATCATCAAAGCCATTATCTGCTACTTCACCATCGCTATCCCAGTCTCCGCCCCAACGAATTGGTACGTTTAACTGTTGACCTATACCACGTATCATACCACCCATATAATGAAACCTTTCTCTGTCTTTCCAATTAATAGGATAGGGAGCTACGTCTACAGCTTTACCTAGTAAATGCTTTGAGTATTTTGTTTTACTAGCACCTTGTTTAACCAATTCTTCTTGTCTTTTTTCTGTACGTAAACCTTCTATTATAGTTACATCCATAATTTTAACAAGTTCGTTAAGTACGTTTACAAGTTTAGCATCAACGCCTTTTAATCTTTCCTTAGAACGTTTACCAAACTTTGGCATTATCTACTCCAAATCATACGTATTGCTACGGATAAAATGTCCATACTTTCTTTTGCAATAGCTTGTTTTTCTTTTGCGCTAAGTTTCCCATCTTTCATAGCTTCATTATATTTTTCAGCTACGTCTTTAAATTCTTTTAAAATAGGTCTCCACTTTACAGCAACTATACTCATATAACCACCAATTAAAATAGCAGCTAAGTATGCTGCATTACTTAATGATAACCATTCCATTATTTATTCTCCTTTAGTATTTGTTTTATTTCCGCAATATCTTCCATCATTACGTCTAATTTATATGTAATTAATTCTCTATCAGCAGCTACATCTCTTATGTTTGCTTTTGTTTCTAATTCTTTACGTATCATATCTACATCATACTGCATAAAACCAAAAGCCAGTATCATTGAACATACTAACGTAATAATAGTTATAATGTTTTCAATAGATATATTTGTGTTCAATTTCATTTTGCCTTTCTTACTTTTCTTGCTACGGATTTACTATACTTAGCTTTTTGTTTACCAGCTTTACTAGCTGCTCTTTTCTTTTTATTAGTACTAGCTTTTTGACTACTAGTAAGACTTTTACGTACTGACTCTGGTAAATATCTACCTCTTTTTTTCTTAGTTTTTTTCTTATCTCCCTTACTTACGTAATCCCATTTTTGTTTAGACCACTTACTTAAGCTATTGCTAGAAGATTTTTTACCTTTATATCCACCGCCTGCTTTTTTATAACGTGCCGTAGCAATTTGTGCTTTACGTGCAGACCATTGACCTGCGTTGCCACCTTTACTACCAGACTTAACACTAGAAACAATACGTTTCCACAGTGCAGGTTTACTTTTAGTGGCTGATTTAGTAGCCATTATTTTTTATGCTTTGACTGTACCTTAAAAGATGCAGATAAACTAGCACCTTTATGTGACTTGTAACCACCACTAGGGTTTTTCATTAATTTAAATCCCCTTCCAGCTTTCATCCAATGAAATCCAGCTGGTGCTTTTACTTTCTTATTCATACTATTTTCCTACCACTTAACTTTATCTGCCCAATAAGCAGCTGACATTTTACCTTTAGCAATGTTTTTACCGTGACGTGCTTTAAAAGATTTACGTCTTGCTTTTTGCTTAGCTGATTCACCTGCTTTAGGTTTACCTGCTGTCTTTACGCCTTGCTGTCCAAAACGTATTGTTTTAATTTTACTTCCGACTTTGGCTACAACTACGTGTGATTTTTTAGGATGACTTGGAGTGCGTTTAGGTTTATTAAATCCTGATACTCCTGCTCTTGACAGTCTTGAATCTTTTTTCTTTGGCATATTAACTCCTAATGTTTTCCATTTAATCTACTAATAATACCTTTTATTTCCGATACCTGATTATCAAGGTCATTAATCTCCTTCGTAAGTGAATCAAACTTTCTGTCCAACTTGTCGTCACTTTTATTCCAGCGGTTAATAAGCTTAATAACCATACTTTCCATATTCTCAAGTGTTTCACTTTGACCTCTATTTTCTGTCTTCAAGTCTTTTAAATCCTCTGCTTGTGTAGTTCCTCTTTTGTTCATAGAGTAAACTACATACACTAACAAAGCCCCTACGACACCTATCATACCCGCTTCGCTGTATACTTCTAAAAAATTCATTATCTTTTTCTCCGCACTTCACGATTTATAAAATAGTTATGATTAAAGTCATCTTCAGTTAAAATTACTTTCTTTTCTTTTTTTTCTTTCCCCAAGATAAAGGATTTAAATTTAATTCTGTTTGATACCATTCTAATTGTTCTTGCATATGTGTTATTTTTACTTCTTCTTCAGCTATATGTTTGCTGACAAGTTCTTCAATTCTGGAATTAGCAAGTTCCATTCTACGTTCAAGTTCTCCAATCCTGTTTTCAATACGTAAGTATCCCATAACAACGATACCAACGCCAATGATAATTTGCCCAAGCCACTTAAGGTTAAGACTAATCCGCATATTATCGTCAAGTTTAGTAACTCCATAACTTCTGTAAGTTTTTTCATCGCTCATACTTCATAGCCAGCTACTGACCATCCACCATCACAACTCCCAAAAAGAACTAAACCTCCAAGTACAATTATTAAAAATGCTATTATAGTTATATAATCTTTTAAATCTTCATTCATAATACCATCCACCAAGCAGCTGCTACTTCAACAAATATATCTGATGCAGTATTAATTGCCCATCGTTGTTTTGTTCCATACGTTTCTTCTGTACCTTCAACGTATACTTCAAATATTTCCCACGCAATACCTATTATAAGTACCCATAAGACCGCCCATAAATCTGATGCACCTAACCATTGTGCTACCTTTGCTATAAATAATCCAGCTGCTAAATGATAAGATGTCCATCCATCTAATGCACCTGAGTTAACTTGCCATCCATAAAATGTTGCTAAAGGATTTTTCATATTACTTCTTTATATGTTTTGCACCAAAGTTATCTACAATTCTAGATAACAATTCTGCTTTAGTTTCACTATCACTATACGTAATACTTCTCATATCGTACCAAGCTTTTATCTCTGCTTTCGTATTAGACTCATCAGGATATTCAGATTGCAACGTAGCAATACCACCTATTACTTGATGCTTACCTACGATTAATCTACCGTGAGTATCACTATGAACTTTTTCACATTCATCTACATAATAATTTTCTATATTTTTAAAACTATCAGAACGCTTTACAACTGTACCATCTACTTCAACAAAGTAATCATAACCAGAAGAAGGGTAAGTCAAAGTCTCGACAGTTCCGTCTGCATACGTTTTAGTACGTACAGCATTAGGAGTCGTGTTACGATGTAACCTAATTCGATGACCTTGACTACACTTCCTTATAATCATAACTAAGCTGCTTCTTCCTCAACTACTTCAGCTTCTGGTTCGAGTGCTTCTCGAAGTTTTGCTATGAACGCATCTTTACCCACACTTAACTGGTCTAAGTTAAACTGCATTGAGTTCATCTTATTCTGTAAGTCATTAATGTGGTTAAGTACTGCTTTTTGTTCATCTGTCATATCCTCGATTACGTACTCTTTGTCATCGAAAGTTAAAACAGGCTTTTGTTCTTTTTCTTTTTTAGCCATTATTTAGCTCCTTTGTTTGTTAGTTAAAAATTTTAATAGTATTCTACACCAATATCTAATACTGCATCTGCACCGGGGTCAGATTGATTATTTCCAGTTCCTGCACAAGCTACATAAATTGCATTAGTAGCATTACTCATCCAACCCGGTGAGTTATCAGTTTCTACATTAATGCTAGATATCCAAGTCCTACCAACGACTCCCCCACTTGATGCAACAATATCAGAATTAGCAGTTTCAGTTCCCTCACATCTAGTAATACATCCTGTTGCACAATTTGCTCCTAGTAGCTCTACTCCATCAGCAATAACTTCACCAACCACTTCATCATTAGCAGAACCAACAAAGATACTATATAAAGCAGTTCCAGCACTTAAGGTCACCACTTTTACCCAAATTTTACTTATATGAGAATATCTAGGAATTTCAAATACACCATTTGGTGTTACTGCCCTATTATCAGCACTAAAACCAGCACCGTATGAATTTAATGTCACTCTAGCAGTTTTATATTTTATAATTCCATTCATACCGATAGCAACTCCATAACTACCATCAGTTGTTGCTTGCCATCCTAAAGCAGTTTGATAATTAAAGTTTCCACTAGAGTCTGCATCTGTACCTACAAAAGTATTATTAATTCCTGAAGTATTAGTTTGACCTGCTCCCTTACCTACTCCAACACATTCAGAGGCTGTAGTATTTTCTAATGCATCGTGACCTACAGCCGTTGAACCTGAACCTGTTACTATGTCTAATAACGCATTTGAACCTATTGCAGTATTTCTATCTCCGTCATTTATAGACCTTAATGCTTTATAACCGACTGCAACACTGTCTTGAGGGTTGTGACTCGTACCTTGAGACATTGTATCAAAACCTACAGCAGTATTTCTAAGACAATTAGTATCAGTAAAACCAGTCATTGAATTATAACCAATAGCCATATTACCACTACCATTTGCTGGAGTACCATCGTGACCGCTTGAAGTATCCATTGCATCATAAGCAAATGCACCAATCGCAACAACTCTCGAATCTGTAGTGATTGCATCTCCTGCACCTGAACCTAACGCAACATTATTGCTACCAGTTGTGATTGAAAGCATTGCTACATCGCCTACTGCAACATTACTTGTACCTGTTGTTATATTTTGTAATGCTTGAGTACCAATTCCAATATTTTTGTTTGCAGTTCTAGTACCACTAGATGCTCCAAGCATAGCTGCACTTCCAATAGCAACATTACTATCATTAGCTGCGTTATTTAATTGTCTACCAGCTGTAGAACCAATATAAACATTATTAGCTGCTCCTGAAACAAGATTTTCACCAGCTAAAGAACCAAAGACAGTGTTAGCTACACCAGCATCATTATTACTAAGACTAATGCGAGAGTCTGCATCAAGAATCATT